CCCATAAATAAGTCCAAATGCAATTTGCTTTGCTTGCTTTCTCCTTACCTTCCAAAGCTTATGGTCAGGATGACTTTCGTCTTCGTATATTTTACTTGCTTCCTCAATTGATACACCATATTTTGCTGCTGCTATACCAAGGTGAGGGTCTACTCCCTTGGCAAATGCTTCCAAATAAGTTTCGTCTCCAGATAGATGAGCCATCATTCTTAATTCTGCTTGAGAATAGTCGAATGCCATATATAAATAACCCGGAGGAGCAACTAATTGTTTCTTGATATTTGGGTCTACTGATGTCTTGGGTATTTGTTGCATGTTTGGGTCTGCAGAACTAAACCTATTAGAATCTGTACCATGTATATTATACCTACCGTGTAATCGAGAATCATCTTGTACCTTCTCTGACCAACCTAAGATATAAGTCTTATACATTTTCTCTAAACCTCTTAATTCAAGCATCTTATCAAGAAATATTGCTTTTGGAGATTCAGGGTCTTTTACAGTTAACCTTAATTCGGTTAATGTATCTTCATCTGTACTTGGCTTACCAGATTCATTATCTTTAATTACAGGGAATTTGAATCCAATATCTGAATACATTAGTTGAGGTAAATCAACTGGGCTACCAAGATTAACTGGTCTTATAAGTTCCTGTTCTTTCTTAGTAGTAAATACCCCTGCACGTATATTAGTTATCTTTTGTTGCCGAGAATCAATCTTACGTTTATCTTTTGGGTCATTATAATCTAACTCCTCGAGTTCAGCTTCTATTGATTGAATATATTTCTCAATCTTACCCTGATTGTATTTCTTAGTGAACTTCTTTACTCTTGGTAAATTATAGATAGCTTCCCTTGCAGCATCAATTTTGGGTTTGTATTCTTCAAGGAGTTTTTGATTAAATTTGGTATCAAGGTATAAACCCTCTTTCTCTACCGAGGTTAATACCCGGGAATTACACATAAATAAATTACGGAATACCGAATACATACCTAAGTCAATTAACTTTTTCTCAAAGAATATCATTAACCTAAGAGTATAATCTGTATCTTGACATCCATAATGACAAAGTGGGTCTAATTCTTTTTTATCCCAAGGTATCTTATCGAATTTATCTTGCTTCTCATAATCTCCATGTTCTGGTAGATATCTTCTAACCATTGATTTTAGGTCATGTGGTTTTTCCTCATTGAGAACATATTTTGCAAGCATTCCATCAAGGCAAGTACCTCTATAATAGATGTGATACTTTTGATTAATCTGGTCATCAAACTTCCAGTTCCATGCAACCTTGGTTATTTCGTAATTCTCGATTACCTCTTCTCCAAATTTCCTTAGCATCTTCTTCCAATTCCACCCTGGAGATGTATAATCTTTTGTTTCAAAGTGGTCTAATGGAATAGAAGCACCAAATCCTGGCATCCAAGATACTGAGAGTATAGTTGGTTTGAAACTCTTATTGTAAATTGGTTCTGCATTCGTTTCGTAGTCACAGCAAGCATAACCAGTTGATTTACAACAAGCAATGAGTTTCTTTAACTCTCTTTTGTTTCTTATTATGTGATATCTTGTTTCCATCGAGGATTCCTCCCATCTTTAATACATTGTTCAATATTTTCTTTCTGTGTACCCCAATATAAATTACCAGTACGGTTATTACAAGGATTATTATTCTTATGACATACACAGGGTTTATTTTCTGGGTTAGGTATATAAACTTTTGCAACTAACCTAGATACCTGGATATAAAGCTTTTTACCCTTTGGGTCTCTTAAAGATACTTTACACCTATTTAGATTAGTTATTGCAGGAGTTAATTCCCTCCATAAACCCAAGGTATTCATATAACCTAAACCAATAACTCCTACATTATTACGAGTATATACTTTCCCAAATTTAGATACATAATATCCTGGATACCCTGGTATATTATCTTTAAACTTAGGCCTATATAATATGGGTTTATTAGAAGTATGTTTTTTCTTCATATATTATAAATAGAAAGAGGGACATACCTACATGTAGTAGATACATCCCTCTAATATTAGAATGAGTCCTGTAAATCTTCAAGATTGGTATTCAGGTATTTCCAATCTTTCTTGTAAGAATGAAGAGAATCAATTGTGTGGTATAAGTAACCGGGTTTAACTCCCACCTCTTGAGCTACATATTCCATGAGTCTCCATGCAAGGTATACATCATTACCAAAGTGAGTAACAAAATCTGAACTTCTTTGGTGATAGCAAATATGTAATACTTTCTCTCCTTTACCATTCTGACGGATAAGGAAATCATAATACATTGAGCATGGGATACGTCTACTACCGTCAAGAAAACATAAATCTGAACCATGTAATATAGGGAGTACTGCTTTACGAGTATCATTATCCCTTTTAAGAAGGTTGATTACCTCTTCTAAAGCTAACTTACCAGTATCACTTAAATCGTTCCAAATCCTTTCCGGATAACTATAATCAAACTTTTTCCCATTTGGACCTTCTACCAAGAATTGTTCCCATAAATCTTTTCTCAATTCCCAAGCTTTTCCTGGATTTAACCCATACCAACCAATTCTTTCCTGAAACTCAGCATCTGCCCATTCCTTTGAGTGAGAGAATACAAATAACCATACTGGGTCTCCGAGTGAAGTTAAGCAATATTGTTGGCAAATAAGTTCCTTTGTTTCAAACTCTTCTTTACCTTCAATTACTTTATTCTGATAGGTCTTTGGTTTTACAGTTTGACCATAACTGTTGAGTTCTCTGCCAAGTTCTGACATTAACTCAAAAGAATTACTGTAGATTCTCATTCTTCTGTTTCTTTAAAAGTTTCTTCTTATATCTG